GTTACAACTCCACGTTCTTCGGTGACTCAATGACATGAACGCCTGCTTTAAACAGGAACGCCCGAACATTAGTCCAGTCTGCGTAATCCGGATCGGTGTAACACACCAGCCTCTTCACACCACTTGACGCAATCTGTTTAGCACATCCGAAACAGGGTGGCCCATTCACAATCAGTGTTGCGCCAGTTCTCTGCGCTGGGTCAGTCCACAGGACAGCGTTTGCTTCCGCATGTTGCGCAATGCAGTTGTCGTAAATACTTCCGCTCACAGAGTCAACATGGAGGCGGGGGCAGTGTCCTTCGTTGCAGTGACCCATTCCGGGCGGGGAACCGTTGTACCCGAAACCAATCACACGTCCATGAGGTGAAAGCACGACCGCCGCATACTGCTTCTTCGCACAGGTAGAAAAGTTTTCTGCCAGATTGGGAAGAACGCGAAGCCAGTTGACTTCCCGTCGAAGAATCATGAGCCGGTCTGTGCTCTGACATTCGCGGCAAGAGTGCGAAGAGCGTCAATCGAAGTTCGCAGCGACGACAACTTTTCACGCTTCGACTTTACCAACGCTTCAGCAATCTTGTGATCGTAGATCAACGACTCCAACTTGTAGTCGGCCCACGCTTCACGCTCCTTGATTGAACCCTTGGCAGCAAGGTACTCCTTGGCCCACGACGACTTGTACATCGCTTCACGCTCTGCTCCGTGCTGGGCCAACTGTTCGAATGCTTCGGTTTCTTCTTCCAGTAGTGAAGTGAGCCTGATGATTTCCTCTTCGATCTCAACTTGGGAGATCGGCTTACTCCTTGCCACAGTACGCCTCCAGTTCTGACCAGTCGATTTTGGTGAGGGCCTGCCGGTTCTCGGCTGGCCACTCGTATCTTCCCCGTCCGATAGCGACACGCCCCATTTCCTCAAGGATGAAAGCGTCGCACTCGTCGTCTGCTCCCTTTCCCGACCAGACGATTCCTGTCCTAGCGGATACTGCTGATACAACTTCGTGTTTTCCTGCATTGCCCTTCCCCGTAGCAAACTTGGCTCGTACTGTTGGCGGCACTTCAACGTAAGGTATGTCTAACGTGTGAAGTAGAAGTCTGACGACGCCACCGAGTTCTCCGATGGCATGAGCCTGACTGTTTCGGCTGGCAAACGAATATCCCTCAACAACAACGCCCGGCAGACGTTTGGCGGACAGTTCCGATCTGAGGCGCCCTTGAATATCGAACAGACGTTGCGCGCCCTTGGATCCAACCGAGATGGTGGATGTGTAGCCATCACATGACACACCCGTGGATGTCAGTGAAAGATCTAGCCCCATGATTGATCTCATCGTTCCCACCCGTGTTTTGCTAAGCCGAGTTGGAAAGCAAGTTCCGGATAGTTGCCGATGCGGCGGTGACAGTCTCTGCACACGCACAGCAGATTAGCCTCATCCAGTATGGAGCCGCCTTGACTTCGGCGAACTATTTCGTGAACATCCACGCTTCTGCGTCGAACGTAGGTTGGTTTTTGGTCATGCTCAGCAAACACTGGGCACGCTTCGCACCATGGGCGTTCGGAGAGAAGACGCTCTACTAGCGGGCGACGTTCTTCGTATTTCTTTGTGGTTTTCGCAGAACGAGGGTTGAGCCTGCCGGTTCGTTTCAAACCCTTCCTGCGTTCCATCACGAAGTGTGTGTCGCTTCGATGTTTGGCTTGCTGCTTTGCGGGGTCCGCCACTTCCGCATGTAGTTCCGCTGGTATTCACGATTGGCAGATCGGCACACTTCGCAACGGCAACCTTGTACGTATCCGGTGCGGCTGTGCTTGTTCACTTTTGGTGATTGTCCTTGCGGCTCACTCATGGTTGATGTCCTTGCTAGTAATTGACTCAAACTCCCATTTCCCTTCTAGGGCTGACCACAGGGCGCGGTCGATAACTGTATCTTCTAGGTCGAACTCGTACATCAACTCCTTGTGCCTCTTGATGGCTTTCTGGAGCGTCATGAGTCTCGTCATTACGTCGTCTTCCATTTCGACACCTGTGGCAATCATCTTGCTCACTTGAGTCAAACGGTTTTCGACATGGAATCGGAAGCGTTCAATTTTCTTTTTCCGCATCTCATATGCGGAGAGTGCTTCGCTGAGAAGCAGTGATCCGCCATCGATTTGTGAATACCTTTCTGTATCCGCGTCGATGTCGTCATCAATGTTTTCGATCTGGTTATTCAGGTTTTCAACAAGGGCAATAAGTGCTCTTTCCCACCTGTTCCAGTTCTCTTGCTGAAGAAGATATTTCTTGTTTTCGGTGTTTACCCGATTCTTCACTTCTTCCGCAACAAGTTTTGCAAATGTGTCATCTGTTAATTTCATAGATCATGTCCATTCTGGGCAAATGCGCTTGAAGTGGCACCAGTTGCACAACGGTGATTTCTTTGTTTCAAAGTATTCCTCTTCGCATCGTTGATCGATTTTATTTTTTACGTCAACAACTGTTTCGACCACTTGTTGTAAGTCGCCGTCGGTTACCGGTCGACGTAAAACTTTTGGTGCTTTCAGGTAGATCAGTTCAACTTCTGAAACTTCACCAACACCGAGTTCTTTGAGTAGTGCCGCATAGATGAAAAGTTGGAAGAACTTGTCGTCCTCCCATTTTGGTGACGGCACTTTACCGGTTTTGTAGTCGCCGACAACAAGGCGACCGTCAGATTCGTTGACGATGTACCTGTCGATGAAACCTTTTAGTCGTACTCCGCCGAGGTCACCGTTCAGTTCATACTCAATGCCATCAAGTTCTGTTTCTTGCGGGTTTTCTATACCCCAAAGATTTTCAACGCAGAACCATGACTTCCATCGCAACTCGTTGTGCTTACTGCGATGAACGTGACGATTGACCTTTTCTCGGTACGATTCATCCCACAGCCGACGCGCAATAGTTTTTGCGAAATCGGTTGTTCTTTCGTCCGGCGGAATTGCGTACAGTTCTTCAAGAATTTCGTGTACGAAATTTCCCATTAGGGTGGCCTCTGTTGGAGGCTCTACCATCCCATCAATCTTGGAAAACTTGAATTTGAGGGGACAGGAAAGAAATGAATTGATTGAGGAAGGCGACAGGTGTGGTGGCGCCGTGAACGCCATCAGTCGTCGCCCTTGACGACGAGCGTTCCACCCAGACTGATCCTGACCGCCTGAACGATCATCTGATCAACCTCTTCAACAGTCATGTCCTCACGCTTCGGGGTTGGGCGACCACCCGAGTAGTCACTCCACCACTCACGAAGTTCCACCATCTGCGCCTCCGAGAAATCTTTACGCAAGTCAAGGAACCGCTCGTACTTCTCGTCAAACTCGCTCTTCGGCATGTTGGATGCTTCCATCTCGGCATCCTGAGCAAACTCAATTTCCATCGCCTCAATGTCTCGGGCGAGGTACAGGCCGATACCGAACTGCTGTGCCGCCTTCTTCAACGCATCAGACACAGCGCCCTTCATCTCGTCGCCAAGATCAACAATGTCGCCGTTCTTGGTGCGCTTGATCTTCTGACCGCCGATGCCGTCGTGGCCGATCCATCCGCCAGTTGCGTCGTTCCTGTCGGTGACGCGCGCGCTGAGTGTCACTGAGGCCACGATGTAGTCGGGGTCCAGTTCGTCCCTCTTGCAGTAGACGATCTGGCTGCTCCATCCGTCGACACCGAACACCCGGTTCAGACGAGCAATGACTTCCGATACAGGGATGTAAGTGAGGCGGGTGCCGCCCTTGTTGAGCGTCTTCTCCATCTCTGGTGGAAATGGTTCAGACAGTTGGTTATACAAATCAGACATGTTCACTCCTTCAGTTGGCAGTACTATTTTTCGGTTTGCGAACCACAACGCTCGCCTTGGTGTCGCCGACGGTGCAATACTCGTCAGCAACAACCCCGATCTCTTCAAGGGCTGAAACCCTCCAATACGAAGGCTGAACAAAATCCAGCATCCTTCGTGCGATCTCTTCGGGTGACATCAGGCGCTCACCAGTGTCCATGTCGATGGACATCTGAGTGACACGGGAAGCAACCACTTCCGCAAGTTCCTTGTGGCGCCATCCACGCCGATCCTTCGACCACTTCTTCTCAATGCTGTGGCCGGACTCAACCTGAACCAGAGGCTCTTCCTCCATCAGATCGCTGACCTTCTTCAACATTTCGTCGTAGATCAACGCCATGCTGGTTTTCATGTTGCTCAGATCAACAAGAATGTTGCACGCATCTTCCAGCGTCAACTCTTCCTGAGCGCATGACACAACATGCTCGTACAACTCGTGGATCCGCTTCTTGTGATCCTCCAACCATTCTGGCCGGGGTGTAGACATATGTACGTTTCCTGTTCAGTAGGTGGTGTCTGTACGTCAGACGATAATAGACGCTCGCTTGCGCTGAGGCAACCCCAATCCTGTCAAATGTGTAAACGCACCAACACAGGAGTCCACTTGGTCGTCGTGGTTTGCTGACTCGGGGAACGAAGCGAACTCGTCCAGCCAGTCCGTCAACCATGGTGCCCTCACCACGCGAACGTTACCGTTGGCGACAGCGGCAGCGAACGGGCGTGCCCGAGTCAGTTTGTCTCCAGTGGCCCTGATCCCGGCGAAGTCGTAGCCGGGGAGAACGTAACGTGCGTACTGATCGACCAACGCCTTGCCAGACGAGCCCGGTTCCTGCTCCATGCGAATGGCAACCTGATGGCCGTCCTCGTAAGCGGTTTGAGCAATCATCTGCTCTACCTTCTCTCCACGGACACGAGCCTTTTTCACGTCAAGCACGTAGGCGACACCTTGATCGAACAGCATCAGTGTGCCAACTGTCCAGTCTGGGTCGGGGTTGGACTGCGAAGGTTCGGTTGCCGCCAAGTCCCAGAATCTGATGGCGCGTGCCATCGAACTCACTTCCGGAACATCATGCGGGTCGATCAGTACGAACGACTCCCTGTCGAACAGTGAGCCGAGCGTTGTTGACCACCAGTCACCTTCTTCTAGCCGTCGTCTTTCAACGGGATCTAGCGCTTGGAGTGACTGGCGGTATGAGGCGGCATCAATTCCGGGGTTGTCAGTCAACTTGGACGGAACAAAGATTCGTCCCTCTTGCTGGCCTTCAACAATGAATCTTTGCCTCACCCAGTTTGGTGCCGGGTTTGATGCGGCTCGCATCCTTAGCGGAACTTGTGCTAGTGGGCCTGATGCTGGGCGGCGCAGACGGGAGAACAGGTAGCGGTAGTCGGACTCTCGGATTTCGGTGACCTCATCCATTCCGATGAATTGGAACTCGGCACCCTTGTAACGCAGGTAGTCCTGAGAGTTGTTGAGGTATCCGAACGATATGCGTGCCCCCGATGGAAAGATTGCCGTGTAGTTGTTGGCGTTCCAGCGGATGTCGTCTTCTGGGGCGATCCACGTTTGGAAACGGTCCATGATTGCGCCGGGGAGGGCAAGGTCGGCGTAGGTGCGCCTGAACAGGATTGCGCTGTATCCCGGGGTGTCGACGTATTGAAGTGCTGCCATGAGTAGCGCACTGGACTTGCCACCGCCTGCCGATCCGCCGAAGAGTGCTTCTAGGGCGTAAGTTCGGAGAAATACCTTTTGCGTGATGGAAGGCTCTTCCGGGCAGTAGGGTGGTGGCTTCGGCTCCAAATATTTGAGTACTTTGTTCCAGTCAGACATTTTCTCTCCGAGCGCCCAACACTTAGGTTAGTATAGGTTTCGAAGGACGAGGTGGACGTGCGTCAACTCCGCAACAAGTTAAAAGAAACGAATTGGCGTGGTATCACCGCCAATTTACTCATGTTGTCATTTATACTATTGACATCAGTGGGTGCGGCTTTGCTGTTGCCCGCCGCAGGTTTTATAACCGCAGGCGTCGCCTGTGGAGTTTTCGGCTATCTCTTGGGATCTGACTAAACATGGCATGGAACTCGCGAGAGACTAAAGATGCGCGATCCAACAGCATCAAGGCAGCATCCCTCGGTCCGGGTGCCCCTGTATCGGTGAACGCCGGTCTCGCAGGCCGTCCATATCGTGATTCTTGGGATATTGAGCGCGCATACCGGGAAGGTATGCAGAAGGTTGTTTGGGTTAACCGGTGTATTGATGCGATTGCCGGTAACCAAGCCCGACTGCCAATGATCCTCCGCAAGGACAACAATCCGAACGGGCAGATCGTTGATCGTCGCAACAAACTTCTTGATGTTTTGAACTCTCGCGCCAATGAGGGCGAAAACTCGTTCATTTTCCGTTACCGGCTGTCAAGCCAGATGTTGATGTCGACCCGTGGGGTTTTCATTGAGAAGGTTTTTGGGCGCAACGGTGATGTCATCGCACTGAACTTGCTGCCACCACAGCACACCTCCCCGATCCCTGATCCACGCAAGTTTGTTTCAGGTTTCCAAGTGGATCTTGCTCAAGGGCAGAAAGTTGTTCTTCCCCCTGAGCGTGTCATCTGGTTGCGTCGTCCGCACCCGCTTGACCCATATTTGTCGCTTACTCCGATGGAGTCGGCGGGTATCGCAATCGAAATTGAAAACCTTGCCCGTATCTATAACCGCAACTTCCTGCTCAACGACGGTCGTCCGGGCGGTCTTCTCGTCATCCGTGGCGAGATTGACGAGGAAGATAAGGATGAGTTACGTAGCCGGTTCCGTGGGAACCTGAACAGGGCGGGTTCTGTCGGAGTTATTTCTTCGGATGATGGTGCCGACTTTGTGGATACCGCATCGAACCCTCGTGATGCTGCTTACGTTCAGATGAGGCAGTTGACGAAGGAAGAGATCCTTGCTGCGTTCGGTGTCCCAGAGTCGGTTATTGGCAATGCTTCGGGTCGTACGTTCTCTAACGCTGCCGAGGAACTGCGTGTCTTCTGGATGGAGACGATGCTTCCTCACTTGGAGCCGATCGCTCGGGCCTTGGACGATCTGGATCCCAAGTTCTACATCGACTTTGATACCACGTCGGTGCCGATCCTGATTATTTCCAAGCAGGAACGTCAGCGTTATCTGATGGACGAGTTGCAGCAGGGTTTGATCAGCGTCAACGAGTATCGTGACAAGACGGGCCGTGAAAAGGTTGAGTCGGAGATTGCCGACCAGTTGCTTTGGAACCCGAACCTTGTTCCGATTGCGAACACGGAAAAGCCGTTCAGTGTGGAGGAGCAGACTCCGATTGCTGAGGCTGGTGCCGTTCCTGCTCCGGGTGGTGCTGCCGGTGAACTTCCTGCTCCGGGGATGGAGGGTGCGGTTCCACCTGCTGGCGAGCAGGCTCCTGCGGCAGATGGGGTTGCCCCTGATGCTGGTGCGCCTGAGTCGATGGTTGAGCCTGTGCCCGAGGGGCAGTTGTCTTACTCCGCTGATGGGATTGAAACCAAGTCTGAGAATCAGGCTATTACGGAGTGGGATTTAAAAGCCGAAAAGACATCTGATCGTTGGGCGGAGATCCTTGACCGTACCTTGGAGCGGTTCTTTGAACGTCAGCAACGGGTGATTATTGAGAAGGCTTTGGGTGCGAAGTCACGTAAGGCGATTCGTGAAGGCACCCTTGAGGTTGAGGCAATTTTTGATTCGG